TTCATCGGCTTGACCTGTCAACTGGATGCTTGCGCCCAGCTACGCGACCGCGTACAAAGCCACTTTCGTGACCGTAATGATGACCAATAAAATATCCGCAAGTAAAAATACCTACGGCGCATAAGAAAATAAATAGATCCGTGTATTGCTGTATGAAGTCAGACATCTGTGTCCCTTTGTCTGGTGGTTAGTTGGAGCCAGACAGATGAAGACTACATCTGACCTGCGACAAACAGAGCTCGCGACACGCCTTCTTCAATGCTGATTTTGGGTGTATAGCCCAGATTGTGCAGGAGTGTCGGATTCCCAACCCGGTATGCCACGCCTTTTGGCGCGTCTTGCAAGGCAGATATTACTGGTGAGTAACCTGCTTGCTCTGCCATCATCCGAGCAAGATCGCCAAAGCTGGTGGCAACACCAGTGCAAAGGTTAACTGTGACGCTCAGGCGATGCCTTGCAAAGAGCAAACTAGCCTCAACCACGTCCTCAATATGTACCCAATCACGCACTGTATGTACAGATCCCCAAACAACAAATGGATCTTGTCTTTGATGTGCTCGCTGGATGAGCGACGGAAATGGATAATCCAAGGCTTGATCAGCTGCATAACCGCTAAACGGTCGCACCACTAAGACTGTCAAGCCTTGCTGTCTTAAATAATCACAAAGCATTTCACCCGTCAGCTTTGCCCAACCATAACTAAGATCTGGGCTTTGTATCTTTTGCAAGTCGATATTTGACTCCGACAGCCATATCTTTTGTTTGCCATCTTGGAGTTCAATTGGGTACGCAGCTGAGCTGCTGAAATATATTACTTGAGCTGGTTTTGTGCGTAGTGCCCATGATGCCATCTCCGCATCAATCGATAGATCCACAGCCAAGGCCAATGGATTGCCCTCAATCAATACTCGACCACCAACGACTGCCGCCAAGTGCACTACTAGGTCATAATGACTGTCGTTATGTCTAAAGAAGTCGCGTGCATCCCTGCCCTCAACAATGTCTATAAGGGTCAGATTGTGACCCTCTAAAGCTCTTACAAAGTGGCGGCCAACAAATCCGCGATGACCCGTGATAAGTATCTTTGTCATTTCAAGATTGCCACGAGATCGGCATACTCTTGACTGTTTATGTACTCTTCAAAAATCTGTCGGTCATGCTCATATATTTCTGGCGCATTGACTCTGGCGTAATTTGCATCCATCTCCGACTTGCGAGCTACTGGATGTAGATGCTCAATGATGACCTCTGGGCAGTAAAAGAGTCCATTGATGTCTTGTCCAAGCTGCCGCCAAAAGTTGTCAAGGTATAGATGCTTGAACCTAGGTGGAACCATGCCACCTAAGTGCTCGACGATCTCACGGTTCATGAGACAAGCTGTTGGCAGGTTTTGGCCTTGCAAAAGATCGTTGCCATAAGCAATACCGTTTTTGCCATGTGGTATGGCAAGCTCTAGTTTATAGTCCCAGTATGCGGTCTTTGGTAGATGATCATCACCTAGAAAAGCAAAGTATTCATAGCGATCATAGATTGAGTCATCCATAAGCATCTCAACACCCATATTGAGTGGCGCAGCCATGCCCGGTGTTATGTTATCGACAACCAAAAATCCGTATTCGTATGCCTCCGCGTTGTTTTCGTAATTCTTGCGTTCCCAGTCATACTCATCGAGGATGACCCAAAGATCGCTCTTTGCCTGCGTGCTTTTAAAAGATTCAGCTAACCTTTTGACGTTTTCTGGTCGCCCTCTTGACGGTACTACAATTGCAGTTTTCATTTGTGTCCCTTTTGTCGTGCTCTTTGAGGTGTTCAAAAAGCATCTTGCGTACCTCGCGCAAATCACCCAATACCTCATCGGCAAAGCCATTTGATACTGGCCGTGAGTTGCGCTCGGCCTTGGCTGCAAAGATAGCTGCTACACCCGACACGGTTGCACCAGCTATTACGCCAAGTTGTATTAGAAAACTATCCACGTCCTAGCGGATCCTTTGGATTTAGATAACGCAAGATTGGTGGCAAGACCGCTGCCAAAGCTGCACTACTCAGGCCTTTGGCTGTTACGTCCCCTGTTGCGAGATAGTACGCGATTGCTGCTGCTGCTGCCGTCCGCGCCCACGATGCTGTCAGCTGTTTGGCTGTCTTGATCTGTTTGTTGTACTTCTTGGTTGCCATCATCAAGTCCTAACGTTCGTATCAAATTGCGCACTTGCGCAGCGTTCATAACAACCTCAAAGTGCATTTCATCTTTGCGGTTTTTGTAATCGCCGCCCCATCTTAGCCCATATTTGCGGCATAAACGACGAATTGTGCGCGTTTGCTCCTCTGTAAACGTGTTTTCTGCACCCAGTGGATGTTTGGTTGCATTGAGATCTATCGCTGTGCCAGATGCGTGATTTGATAGTGTGGTTGCCCCACGCACTGCGCGGTAGGCATAACCCCACTCATCCCACTGGCCTTCATCAATCGGTTCAACTTGATTGTGAAAATCTGTTGCAAAAGCAATCAGTAAAGGTGCAACAGGTTTGGCGACCTTAAGCTTGCGATTTGTGCCAACGATACGTCTATTTACTATGTCTATGTCGTCAGGATTTTCTGACGCAGGCCACCCATTTTGGCTTGTTGGCATAATGCATCAAGATATTTCTGACCAACTTAGGCTTGCCTCATCCCAATCCCATTTGCCTTTAGTGGGTCTTGGCATTGGCGGTTGCCAGTCAAAGTTATGATCTAGCAACCAAGATGGATATGGCTGTGGTGCTATAAACACATCATTGACCGCATCGTAAGTAAAACCTACGCCTGCATATTGCTTGCGTATATTGTTATTATATGAAGTGCGCTTGCAAGTTTGACCTCTGAAATTGCCATACCAAGTCTCTGTGTCTAGACCTTCTATTAGTTGCGTTTCATCAATGCCTGTAATAACTTCAGTTACTACATTGTTTTGATCTAAAAATGCGTAATGCGCCATTACCAATTCACCACTCCCGTGCCAGCTGTAAAAGTGTAGATTTTGTTGCCACCAGAAGTTGTTTGACTGAAGGTCAAGCCACTACCAACAGTTAAATCTTTTTTTGTTGAGTCATAAGCAATAATGACTATGCCAGATCCTCCGTTACCCCCTGGTCTGCCTGGTGATCCTGCTGTTGATGCTGCCCCTGAGCCGCCGCCACCTGTATTGACAGTCCCAGCTACACCGTCAACACCTGTTCCATTTACTCCATTAGCACCGCCGCCAGTTCCACCAGTTCCCGGTGTTCCATTATGAGTTGATCCTGCTCCCCCGCCGCCATAAGTTTGGCTGCTTCCAGATATTGAGCTGGTGACACCATTTCCTCCATTACCGCCAGTAGTTGAAGTTGCAGCCGTCCCGTTGTTACCGCTTGCGCCTCCTCCTCCACCGCCTCCATAAGCGGGAGCCTGACCTGTGCTACCGCCACCATCGCCGCCCTGATTGCCTGTTCCAACCGCAGCGCCGTCTGCGCTGCCCCCTCCGCAGCCGCCATTTTGACCAGCTAAATTACTAAAAATCCCTCCACCTCGACCGCCGCCCGTAGCTGTAAAACTTGAGAATACTGAATTGCTACCATTTCCAGCGCTGCCGCCTGCGCCAACTGTTACCGTGTAACTAACACCTCCAGAAACACCTACCCCACTTGCATCATCAATTTGTTTTCCACCGCCCCCACCTCCCGCGCCGCTAATGAAGGCGCCACCAACCCCGCCAGATCCCCCACCTGCTATTACTAAATACTTAGCTACGCTTGGTGCAACGGCGCTCTGCTGACTACTTGCAATAATTCCTAGTATTGTCATTATGAAATATCGCCTACGACCAAAAAAGTGTTTGAAGCTGTGCAGATAATGCTGGCGGCACTTTTGTTTGCTCGCAGTTTTGGCGCTGTCGCTGTTGCACCTGTGCTGTTAATTGTTACTCCAGCGCCTTGCGATAAAGTTACTTGCCCTGCTCCAATCTGAGCGATATGAATTACATCGCCTGCGCTAAACACGCTTGGTGGAACTGTTAAAGTAATAGCGCTGGCGTTGTCTAATGTCACTAATTGATTTAAGTTTGCTGCAACCAATGTATAAGTTGTGCCTGTTTCTGCATCAAATTCTAGTTTTTGTCTTAGAGTGACCGTGCCACTTGTAGCACCGCCAGATAAGCCTGAGTCTGTGCCTGTTGTTATGCCTGTTATGTCACCAGCAGCGCCAGCAAATAGAATCGCTGCACTTGCGCTGATAAAGTACAAGATTGCAGATCCATATTGGTTAACGACCAACGATCCTTCGGTATTTACCGTCGCAGTGCCAGCTGTCACCGTGACAGCCCCACTGCCACGATTTTGCACCACTAAGGTATCGCCAGCATCAAAGATGCCGCTGTTGACTGTGCAAGTTACAGAGCCGCTCGTGTTGAACTCTACGCGCGTGCCACGATCACCAACTACCAAGGTGTGTGCGGCAGTCTTGACGCTTACTGTTTGGTTGAAATCGTTACTGTTTAACGCATTGACCTGAGCTGCCGTAAGAACTTGGCCAGTGGTAAAAGTTTGCTTTGCCATCAATGCTCCTTAATATGCCAACGAATCTTCATCAAGTAGGCCATCTACGGATGAGTCTAGCAAAAAACCAGACGCAAATGGTTGCGCCGTGGTAAATGTAGTAAAAAACGAGTTTGGCGTGATGTCATAACCCACACCAGTTATGACGGTATTGCTCGTGACTGTGCCGCCCTCTAACGTTTGTATGACCGTGATAGGTGAAAACACGTCAAGATCTAAAGCTGCCTCGACCCTTGCGCTATCGCTACCATCTTTGGCATCAATCACCAATGACTCCATACGCAGATCGTTGCCGACCTCTTTGCGGCTGGCGATGATCATCTGAGCTTGGCTCAGGGCATCGGCATCTGTCTCCGCAATGGATGACCGATTGCGACTATGAGTAAAGAAGGTCGAGATACTGCTGGCATCGCTGTCTGTCTGAGCTGTGCCACCAGTGCGCGTGACTGTGCACTGATTGACAAGGCCAAAATCGGACAGGTCAAATGAGACTCTTTGGTATTTGACTGTGCCTGCTGCGCCTGTATCGCTAAAGGTTGTCGGCGCGCCACCAGACAAAGTTATGATGTCACTGCGACTTAAAAACTTGGCATACCCTTGTTGATTGATAAAAAATGCGCCAAGCTCTGTGGCCTCAACGACTTGGCAGGCACTTAGCGCGCTGCGTGAGCCACCTGCATCCGCTTGCACTGTTGTCGTTGCAGTCGTTGATATATCTCGCATGCCACCAGGCCAATCACCTGCGTCTAGCAAAGAAGTGATGCGCTGCGCTGTTGTTTGGCCTGCACTACCACCTGAGACTGTCGTGATTGCCGCAAGGTTGAGCAGTTGAAAACCATCGACGCATGTTAAATCGACATAGGCAGGATCAAAGCCTGTCGGGCTGGTGTACTTCCAGCTTTGAATATACATCGCACCCAACGCGTATGTAGTGCTATTGAATACACCGTCAAAGATAATCTTACGCATCGGTAAGATTTTGCCAAAGAGACTGCCCGATGAGTTCGCTGGATTAAATAACCCAGTTTGATCAACCAATCTGAGCGTTGCTGTGCCAGCTGTGAAGCTGTCAGCTGTGCGATTGTAGGCACGCCGTATCTGTGCAGATAGGACAAATTGACTGACATCTAGCGTGTCACTTGCGGAGTCTGCCAGCACCGATGAGTCAAGCGGCGTTGCAGGATTGTCAAGGATTAAGGCCGGGTCAAATGAAGCTCCGTTGCTAAAATCAATGGTGCACTTAAAAGCTGCTCCGGCTGGCATCAGATTTCACTTAATAATAATGGATTGCCTGTGCGCTGAGTTTGATACACAGCATCGGTGATTGTCTGCACTAGATCGTTTTGTGCAATGACGGATCCTCCGACGTTGACGTTGATCGTAACACCCTCATCCCGTGCTCTAAAACGTGCAGGATCAAAATTGGAAGGTATGCCGGAACCTCTATCGCTGATCCCGGTTTCTTCAAACTTTCTAAACGCAGCAGGATCAAAAGTAGATATTGGCGGTATCACTTTAATAAATGGTTCACCGCCTGCTTCACCCGGCAATGTGATATTCGGTGGCCGTGTTACAGCACCCGGCACAGGCAGATCCTTAGATCGATCCTCATCGCGTTTTCTAAAACCGCTGGGATCAAAATTTGGCGGTATTCCACCAGCACCACCGGGTATAACTGCGCCACCGCGTGTAACAATATCAACAAAAACTGTGTATTTGCCACTGATAATTGCAGCTAATTGTTTGCGTATATCGTCTAAATTATCGGTAAATTTTATTTTGGGATCTAGCTTTGTAAGCCCCTCAATAGCCAACTTGTCAGATGCAAATCCAGCCGCTTTGAGCAAGGCATACATCTGCTCAAGTGCCATGGCCTTGTCGTATCGACCTTTTGTTGCTGCTGTCAGAGTCTTGATTGCTTCTTCATCGTCTTGATAGTCAGAGTTCTTAAGGGCAATGAGTTGCAGTAGTCGATCTTTGTCTGAGGCCGATAGGTTACGGCGTAACGCGGCCTGTTGATTTATTGCCTCAATGTCAAACTTGAACTGTATGGTCTTGCGTAGCTTTTCTACTGCGTCGCTGCGCTTCTTTTCTGCAGCGCTTTTTTTTGTTTCTGTTTGTATCTTTGCATTGATCGCTGCCAGCGCTTTTTGCAAATCTGCTGCGCGTTTTTGTGCCTCAATTGATTTTTTGACAAGTTCAAGCTGTGTTGGTGTAACACTTAATGCGTCTTTGCCTTTACTGCGTAGTAGATCCAAGGTGGCAGCAAACGGATTTAGGCCCTGTCGGATAGCCGCTTGAGCTGTCTCCTTGACCAATCGTAGATAACCGGGCAGACCACCAGATCTTGCCTCACCAACGATTGCTCCGACACCAACAAAAATCTCGGACAAGGCTTTTGAGACACCAGCCAAAGCCGTTTCCGCACCTGCTGAGCTACCAGTTGCCAGATCTAAAGCTTTGACCAAGCCTTGACCAATGGTTTCACTTGCTTCGTCCGCTGCAATGCTGACTGCTGCTAAGCGACCAGCGTATGTTTGAGCAGCTGCATCTGCCTGACCGCTGAACTTAGCGGTCACCAATGCGATGATGTCATC